ATCGCTTGACCAACTCGCAGATCACGATGTTCGATGGGTCGATCACGTTGGACTTGGCGACGTTGGCATCGGGTATATCACACTCGCTCGGAGGCAAAGCTAAATGGCCGACGTTAAGGCAAACTATCCAGCAGCGTCAGACATCACAATTACGCTTGCTTCACTGGCAACGGACACGAACTTGCTCACTGGCCGCGAGTCAAGCGCACTCGACAACTCGTCGAATTTGTACTTGGATTATCTTGTAAGCGGCAAGATCACGACGGGAACATCGCCAACCACGGCGCGTTCAATTCAAGTGTGGGCAGTAGGCTCTTGGGACGGAACCACATTTCCCGATGTTTTCGATGGAAGCGATTCCGCAGAGACCGTGACATCGGCCAATCACAAGGCAGCAATCTGCCGATTCATCGCTGAAATGGCAACAGATGCCACAAGCGACAGGACATATCATTTTGGGCCTGTCTCACTTGCATCGGCGTTCGGCGGCGTGTTGCCTGTCAAGGTGGTTTTCTTCGTCACGCATAACACGGCGGTGAATCTTAATAGCACCTCTGGCAATCATCAGATTCGCATCCAACCGTACTACGAAACGGTGACCTAATGATCAGTCGTTACGCTTCTCTACGACAAGGTTTGGTCGGTGCATGGTGCCCGTCACTCGGTGCGAGTGGCTTTCGTTTGATTGACCGCAGTGGCTACAACAACCACGGCGTTCTCATCGGCATGGACCCAGGCACGGACTGGGTTGCCTCAGGTGGCAAAGGTGCTTTGGATTTCGATGGGGTCAATGATCAGGTTAATTTGGGTTCATCAGTGTTGTTGGATAGTCGCGATTTTACGATCAGCTTTTGGGCGTCGCAAACTGGCGCGTCTTCGGCAACGATGCCGATTGGTAACCGAAACACAACGAACTCTTACATCTGGTTTCGCAGCGCAAACTACCTACGCATTGCTTTTCCTGTAGGCACCGTTGAATTTTCAAGCGTTACGAGTTTTGTTGGTTGGTCGCACTATGTTTTAACTGGCAAAACATCTTCGTCTGGATTGTCATCGATCAACTTGAGCGTCAATTCAATTGCGCAATCTCCGATCAACATTTCAGATTCGACGTTCACAGTAAATACTCTAGGTGCTGGGTATTCGGGATCGTTTTGGTTTCTCGGCCAAATCGACGACGTTCGCACATACAACCGCGCCCTAACACCATCCGAAATCCAACTACTCTACACCGGCGGTCGCGGCGTTGGGCTAGCACCAGAACGAATCAAGCACCGCAGAAAAACAACCGCAGCAGCATTCAATCGCCGTCGTCGTCTCATTTGTGGAGCAAACTGTTAAATGCAACTGATTAAGCAATCCACATCCACAACGATACTCGTCGGCCCAGTTCTCGATTCAACTGGTGCAGCAGTTACGACTGCTGTTGTAGGGGATTTCAAAATCGCAAAAAACGGAACGACCGCAACTCTTTCAGGTGCGACAGTCACGCACGATGCAAACGGTTATTACACAATTGCACTGACTACTGGAAACACAGACACAACTGGAAGACTAACAATCTACAGCGGAAACACGGCTCACAGTATGGCAACGCATCGATATAGCGTGTTACTTGCGAGTGTGTTCGATGCACTTATCACAAATGCAACCAATGCGACAGGCGGGTTGGTCGCTGCGACAGGTGCAATATCTTCCTTGAGTGGAGCCCTTGATGCGACGTCGATCTCTGATGCACTTCTTTCGAGGAACGTATCAAACGTCGAATCTACCTGCCCAGAACACTGCTTGGCAACGATTGTTCTGGCGATGCTAGAACACGCCATCAGCGGTAACACTTTAACGATCAAACGAACCAACGGATCTACCACGCACGTCACCAAAACATTGACGAGTGACGCGGGTGCGGCACCAATCACAGGAGTCCAATAATGGCTGACAACGTAGGATACACTCCTGGTAGTGGGGCGAGCATCGCAGCTGATGACATCGGCGGAAATCTATTTCAGCGAGTGAAATTGATTCACGGCGTTGATGGTACAAATGACGGTGACGTTTCAAGTGCGAATCCGTTTCCAGTAACGGATGCGAGACTTCCTGCTCTCGCGACTACCCATCCACTGTCGAATGCTGCCGGAGTCACAGTACGCCAAGCACCGGCGGAAATCTTTGCCGTAAGTTTTTCGAAAGTTGGATCGGCATTGATGGAAACCGACCAGCTGACGCAGCGTCGGCTTGGTACCGGAGTCGGTGTTTCGCAATCAAGCGGAAACCTCGTCTTGACAACAGGAACGACTGCGAACGCTGAATTTTTAGCGCGTTCTATTAGTTCGTTTCGAGGAGCATTCACCGCAAGATTCAAAACGATTCTTTCTCAGAGAATCGCCAACCAGAACTTTGTCATGCTTCTGGCAGATTCGGTAGGCGAAGGACTTTCATGCACGATTAACAGTGCAACCAGTATCAGCGTTACCAAGACTGATCATGGGTTCACAGCCGACAACGTTGGGCAGTCCATGTATGTCGGTGCGATCAATGGTGCTGCTGGGGTGCCTGGCCGGTATGCGATCGCTAGCATCCCAAACGCGAATACCATCAATTTTACAGTTGCAGGATGGCCTGCATCGGGTTCTTGCACGGTGGATCTGTTCGGATGGAATTACGTGAGAACAGCTTATTCAGGAACGTCTGCAACAAGTGCGTTCGTAGATGCACAGCGCAACGGATGGAACTCTGGCGACACTACAGCAACAATCAACACGACGGCATCACCAGGCCATGTGATACAAATGTATGCTGACACGCGAAATATCAACTGGTCCGATACCTTGGTCGCGTCAAGCACTACTCCGAATGTGACCACTCGAGCGTCAAGGATAGAAGCAATACCGGACGATGAAGTTCCTCTGTACTGGTTCATTTGGCTATACAACGGTTCTGTGGCCCCTGCGTCAACAACGACATGGACGATCGGTTTTGTAGCAGTAGAGGATAATGCCAATGTTCCAGCGTACATCGCAGGAGTTCGGCCGCTGGGATCGCAAGCCGCGTTGCCTGTCGCATTTCCAGCGGCACAGGCCGTGACCGTATCAAGCGGAACAATCACAGCCGTAAGTACACTCTCTGCAATCTCAGCCGGTGCAAACCTGATCGGAGATGTCGGGCAGCAATACAGGGCCAATGCGACTGGTGCGGCATCTGGAACGCACATCGTCTCTGGGGCATCTACAAATGCTACCGTTGTAAAAGCGAGTGCTGGACGCCTTCTTGGATTTGTTTTGACAAACAATGCAGCGTCGAAGGTCTACGTAAAGTTTCACAACCAGACCACGACACCGACCGCGGGCACGGGCGTCGTTCGATCGTTTGGGATTCCGGCTGGAGGGACGCTCGCATTTTCACTGGAGGGAGGAATTGCATTCTCGACGGGAATTGCTCTGACTACGGTCACCGGAGCCGCTGACTCAGACGCAACTGCCGTAGCAGCAAACGACATTGTCGGCGATGTGTTTTTTGCGTAGTTCAATCAAAAGGTTTTCGTAATGCTTCTAGTACTCTTGCATACGCCGAACGTATCTGGCTATCGCGGATACTTTTGTTGGCATATTGGGGGTCATGGGGCATTTTCTGGAACTGGTGTCAATCCTTCGGTGTTTTGTTCTAGACATGTCGTTTTAGGATCTGGAGTTTACTGATGTACCGAAAAAACACCGCTAGCCAGTACATTTATTTCGGGCTTGTGAATGCTACGACAGGAGCAGCACTGACGGGTGCGAGTGTCACCGCATATCGTGCTTTGGATGGCAACGCACAAGCATCAGCAACCGGAACAACTACCGAACTAGGAAACGGCCAATATCGCTTCAATCTTTCGCAGGCCGATACGAATGCGAACAATGGCTCTTATTTATTCACCGCGACAAATGCGGTTATCGTTGAAAAATCTGTTGTATTTACCGCAGTTGATCCGACCGACGCCGCTGCTTTTGGTATCTCTCGACTCGATGCAGCAGTAGGGACGCGAGCAACACAAACCAGCGTCGATACGCTCGCTACCTATGTTGATACAGAAGTAGCCGCGATCAAGGCGAAAACAGATAACTTACCAACCGACCCAGCCGATGCTAGCGACATCGCAGCATCGTTCGCCACGGTCAATGCTACGCTGGCTACGATTGCTGGTTACATTGATACCGAAGTCGCAGCTATTAAAGCAAAAACGGATAACCTGCCAATCGACCCAGCTGACGCCAGCGACATCGCTGCCAGCTTCTCTACTTTGACTGGTCTTATCAACACACTGACAAGCTATGTAGATACCGAAGTAGCCGCGATTAAAGCGAAGACAGACAATCTTCCAAGCGATCCTGCAGACGCCAGCGACATTTCGGCATCTTTTGTTACCGTCAACAACACGCTTGCAACTATTGCTGGTTATGTCGATACCGAAGTCGCCGCAATCAAGGCTAAGACGGATCTGATTCCGGCAGACATTGGATCGGTTTTAGTTGCCGCAAACGTCAACCAACGAACCGTAGCTGTAACTGGATCAAACCATGTTGCCGCTGACATCCACGAGTTCCAGCCTGGAGTAATCACAGCATTAGATTTTGCCGCTGGAGCGATCGATGCTAATGCACTAGCAGCGGATGCAGCAACAGAGATTGCCAACGCAGTTGCGGC